GGAGAGAAACACCACGCAGCAAATAGGTTGCCTGTCATACTTGTAAATGAGAACGGGCTGGGTGGCAGTTGATAACGAGGCATTGACTACCTGTTGCCACCATTCCTTCTTGTAATAGATAGACCCGTGGCTGTTATACCGCTTGCATTCAATCGTCCATCCTGGAAAGCCAATCAAATCCCCGTGGTCAGAGGCGCGGTACTGTTCTAGGTCTCGCTTCACCTCAATCCCCGTTGCGTCATATATCTTGTTGGCAATCTCACGTTCAAAGGATGCACCTTTTTGCCTAGAATTTGTCACTTTCCTACTCCATATCACACGGCCTTCAGCACCGTGCCATCCCTGTATTGGCTTACATTCCCAACCATCCGGCACTGGTTCATCTGCCAGCGCATAACGGCAAACTAACCTAGTGATAGCCATCACCACCTTCTAGGAATACCTCAATCTGCATCTCAAGGTCTTCAGCGAGAACCTCACCAGCCCCGCCACACATTTCGCATTCTTCCTTTGCCTCAGTCAAATAACCGCCGTTCATATGGTCAACGACAGCGACCTCAACCTCATACTCACCCCAGCCGCCACACTCAGGGCAGACTACCCACTCATCATTGTCCGTGGTATTGTTTGAAGAAGTCATCAGCCTTCACCTTTCCATCAGTTGCAAGGAATATCCTACGCATAGTTTCCGGTGCTGGAAACCGCTTATTGCGAACAATGAGAGACACAGCAGAGACAGATAAACCAGCTTTACTAGCAAACCGTCTCATGCTAAGTCTTTGTTCTTTAATGTAATCTTTTAAGTACATAACTGCATACTAATACACTGTTGACAGATTGTAAACAGGGTGCTAGGTAAGAGTATCTGAAAACGCAAAGCGTCAAATGGAGGGCTTAATGGAATATGAGATTCCAGACTACCGCAAGGAGTTCGGCTGTTATCACAACAGCGCATCCGGCGGTACACAATCAACCTATGAGAATATATTCAAGCTGTATCTCCGCAAGGAATACAAGATGCAGTTTCCTATGTCTGCCCGACCTCGTGCCGGACAGATAGTACAAGAGGGTTGTGACCATTACTTTGGTCTGCACGATTACTCACCCGTCAGAGGCCAACAAGAGGGCTTATCAGTAGACGAGGCAATCAGACACGCAACCACAGACTTTATGACGTACAAGCCAATAGACTGGGATGGCGGCAAAGATGCTGACGTTTATGAGGCTTGCAAAGATGTAGTGCCTCAGATGATACGTTATGCTGTGCAGGGTATTGAAGAATATTTCGGCAAGAATGTAGAACTTGTTGGTGAGTACCAACGCACATTCAAAGATGACCGCATCGACATCCCGACTATTATGTTCTTGGATTACGCCGACGACACCAGACAGATTGACCTTAAATGCAGTCTGCCAGTGGCTAACCCAGTAAAGAAAGACGGCACGAGAACGTGGCGCGTACCAAAGCCAAAGACAGAACCAACGATGCAACAAGTCATGCAGCAAGCTGTCTATTGGAAAGGCACCGGCCTGACACCAGCCTTGCTGTTTGTCACCGCCGAGGGCTACAACATCTGCACCCCAGATAACTGTGACATGTTGAGTAAGCCTGTCTTAGAAGAAGCATATGAGTCAGTCGTGCAGCGCTGGCTTGTGCTTCAGAACTTAATGAAAGCTGCAAATGGTAACTGGAAAACCTTGTTTGGCATGGTGACACCTGACTACGCAGAAATTGCGCAGAGACACGGGCGTGAAATATTAGACATAGCCAAGCAAGCCTGGAGGGCAGAATGAACGTACCAACTATTGAAGAAATAAAAAAGGCTTTGGAGATACCATTCAAAGACGCTGGTAACACATCACTGGAACACGCATTGAAGATTAACGCCAAGTTTTATTTCACCGGCGTACCTTGTATTCGTGGACACATAGCGCAAAGGCTAACGTCCAACAGGCAATGCAGAAAGTGCCAAGAGATAGACGCACGGGCTAATACTAAAAGAGGAGGGAAGTATGACTGAAGTAGAAATGGAACACGCACAAGCTATCGACTTCACGCAAGAGAGGTTGAACCGTTTAGAAAAAGACATGGCACATATGCAGAAAAGCCTTGATGAAATGCACACGATGCTGGCTGCGTTCATGCAAGCAATTACAGACTACCAGAAAGAGGCAAATGACAATGAGTAGTATTTGGAAGGTACTTAGCGATATAAATGTGAATGAACATACCGAACTAAAAAACGGTATGACATACCTATCATGGGCTTGGGCTTGGGGGATTGTTAAGGATAAATACCCAGAAGCCAAGTTCATAAAACATCAGTTTGATTCTCCAACTGGCAAGCGTCCTTACATGATTGATGAGAACGGTTGGGCTTTTGTTATGGTCACTGTGAACATTTTAAAAGAAGAACAAACTGAAATCTTGCCTGTGTTAAAAGGCAATAGACCTATACAAAATCCTACCAGCTTTGACATAAACACAGCTTTGCAGCGGTGTCTTGTTAAGTGCTTGGCTATGTTTGGTCTAGGTCATTACATTTATGCTGGTGAAGATTTACCGCCAGAGGGAAATGAGGACTTGTCACACGATGATGCTGGTGCTAAAACACCACCTCAGCCGGAGTCGAGTGATGCCCTCCAAGCCGTTCCTCCTCCGGCTGAACGACCCTCCGATGATGATGATGAAGAACAGAACAAAAGGTATGACAAAGCCTTTTACATGGATATGTCGTCCAAGTTGACACAGGCACGACACATTTCTAAAGTTCATGGACTGTTTGAGGAGATGAAACCCAAGATACAAGAGATTAAGAAGCGCAGCCCAGAACGTGCCAAGCATATTCTGGAACTGTTTATGAAACATGAGGACAGACTAAGTAACGGAGAAAGTTAATGGCCTTAAATAAACTGACTACAATTCGTGTATTCCCTAATGACCCAGACAAGAAAGCCACACACGGCAACTCAAACTGGAAGCCGTACAAGGGCAAAGAACCTGTTGATTTGGTGCTGTCAAAGGACACACGCCACAGCATTTCAGTGTTCCAGAATGAAGACGGGTCAATGGACATCGTAATCAATGAACGTACTATCGACAGAGATTACAACGCCGCTGACAATATCGCTGATAACGTCCGGCAGGGTGGGTTCAAGAAGATAGCTGAGACCGTGGAGAAGCCACGGATTATGTTAGATGACGATAACATCCCATTCTGATTCACAAATCCTAGTAGCAGTCTATCCCAATGGGCTGCTACTTACCCTTCATGGTGAGTCATACTTCAAGCAGATGACCTACACACAGATGCTGAACATGGCACAGGAACTGGTGCATCGTAGCGTTGTGGAGTTAAAACGTTGTGGCAAAGAAGAAGACAGATACCAGGAAGATTAGCTGCGATTTCTGCGGCAAAGAACACTTCATTCAACACGGCGGCTGGGTGGTTAGTGGCAATAAGAAGATGTACTGCCATTCAATAGAGAAAAGCTGCCTAGTCAAAAAGAAAAACGAGGAGGGCTACCATGGGACAAGTCGTACAATTTCCGACTACTGGAACGAGTTATAACAAAGGTTATAATCCGGCAGACCCAAAACACTGGAAAAGATACTGTTGCGAGTTAGACGTAGAGAACATTGAGAATATTGTCTTCACTGTTTCTGGGCTGTCATTGAAAGATTTACGCAGACACAACCGGAGATTATCTTTTGTGGATGCACGGCAGTTATTTGTTTTACTATGCGTAAAGCATACAGACTTTAGCTACCCGACTATAGGCGGCATAATAGCCCGTGACCATACATCAGCTATGCACTTGGAGAAGCGCAAAGTCTCAGACAATTTGAAAGAGATGCTGGAAAAGGCAGAGGCAATCACGCAGTATATAACTACCACTTAACCTTGTTAGCCCAAAAAGCGGCTGACATCTTACCCTTGGCAATATTCTTGGCATGACGCGCTTTGAAAGATTTGCGTCGTGCCTTTTGCGCTGCGGTCTTAGGTGACTTACCAGCACCAGATACGCCTTGCTGACCAAAGCGGATAATCTTTTCCTTGCCACCGGAACAGGCTTTAACCACATGCGATTTCGTCTTGTGGCCTGGAGTACGGCGAGGCTTATTACACTTCAGTGTCTTCTTTGATATAGGCTTCCTAGCCATCTTTCTTCAGCCCGTGGACGTACCCATTGTGTTTGTTGTATGTAAGCGACTCGCCTCGACCACCCTCAACGTAGCTACAATGTATCCAGCCAGAATTACCGCCAGTGTAGCACTCAAGAATAAGCTGGTCATAGTCTAGGTTGTCCTCAATCCATTTAGCCAAGTCATAGTTGTCTATGCCTGGAACCTCAAAGTCTGCCGCCTCACCCTTGGCATGCTGGCTGTCTAAACTACTGCCAATAGCAATGCACAACTCTGGACTGCGGTATCCACTTGATACCATAAATGGCCCAAACTCGTCACGAATTGGTTGTAATATCTTCTCACATAACATCTCCATTGCTTCTATATGATGCAACTCTGGAGTATTCGGTATGCCTTTACGTTCAGCAGTCTGGCTTTTAACCATCTCCTCCAACGTAAAGTTGGGCGACAGATAATAACTCATTTCTTTTTCTTCTTAGCTTTCTTGACTGCCTTTAGGTCTGCGCTGGTAATCTTCTTGCGAGGCGAAGCCATTGCAGCCAGCTTCTTCTGCTTTGGTGAATACTTGTTGTATGGCATCATTTCTTCCTCTTGGCTGTCTTTGCCGATTGCTTGAACGCCTTTGTCGTCGGTGCGCCTTTGCTTCCAGGCTTGCGCATCGTTTCTCCACTACCAGCTTTAATACGTTTACGCTTGGCATGGATGTTCGCATATAATCCCTTTCCTGGCATTACTTTCTAAATCCTTTCAAACCCCGAATCCCAAATGATGCGCCTATACTAGCATACATTGCCCACTGAAACCAATCAGGCGTTGTTTCAAGCGCAGCAAAGCCCCGTTCAACATAGGGTTGCAACGGAGGGATGAAGCACATAGCTATAATGATAATAAATAAAACCGTCCAGGCTTCGTCTTTCCAGCTATCGCCGGATGCCTGTGCCATAATCTTTTCCCAGCCAGCCTCATGCGTAGCTGCGACCTTCATAACCTCTGCTTCAGCCGTAGCCTTGGCAACAGCTACAGCCGTCTTGCCTTTCTGTTCCTCAACCTTGCGTTCTAAAAAAGAACCAGCAAGATTAGCGATTGGGCTTATCAGTGCTTGCCACATGGCCTTTCCCCTCATGGTTCATCCAGACTGCAAATGCGCCAGTCATCGCGCCTGTCACCACGCTAACCAGGCCAGCTTGTGAAGGGCTTGGATTAGGCAATGACATAAACCATTCTACCACACGCCAACTCATTAGCGTCATAACTAGCATCATAAAGCGCGGCAGTATCTTCCATTCAAGTATCTGTTTAGCACTCATCGCGCCGCCCTAACCGCCGCAATCGCTTTATTAAACGAATGCAACTCCGCTTTAGGCGCATCAAATAACTGGGGCGACATGCGCTTAGAATATTGTTGCACTTGGGCGACTGGCATGAACAACGCTTTCCGATGTTGATAGCCCACAAGGCATAATATGTCATAGTCTTTCTCACTTGGTAAAACTTTATTCTTTTGTCCACTACCAAACTGAAAATGGTACACCGGAGTTCTAGCATCTTTCTCGCCAGATAGCTGCGCAGTCTTAACTTGTATCCTGATATATTCATCATCTTTCCACGCCAATAAATCCACTTTGTCTTGCTGGCACATCGACACTCGCCAGCCTAATGATAACATAATCCCCGCTGCCAGGTATTCACCAATCAAGCCTGTGGTTGTCTGACTCATATCAGGTTCTGACCGCCAGCCAGATTATAAATAACAATAAGGCAGCGCCTAGTCCAGTTGCAGCCACAACAACCACTACCTCTAGTATTTGCCGCCGTCTTTCTTGCTGCTTGTAAATGGCTTCCTGTCTCTGTTTCCTTATTCTGCCTTCAAGCTGGATTAAATCTGCCCAGGCTTGTGGGCCGTATGACATGTTCAGAAAGTTCTTGAGTTCCTGTCGCTGCGCCTCCAGCTTCTTCTTGGCTGCGTAAGCCTGTAATGCTTCTTCCTCAACAGAACCAGCGGCTAATAGCTTCTTAAATATAGGTGGGTTCTTGGCCTGTTTCTCGGCCTGGTCAACGTCAGATGCCATCTTCATCCAGCGCGACACATCGCCCATACAGGATTCAATGTCTCTGCCAGCGGCAATCATACTCTTGATAGTGTTAAACGCCGCTGTAGCCCCACTGACAGCCGCTGTGATGCTAATAGGGTCTATGACAGCATTCCTTTCTTTAGAACGTCACAACGCCATTTAATAGGCATTAAGTTTGCTATCTCTCCTACCGCCCTTGACATCTCCATAGCGCGGTTACGACACTCTCTCTCAGTATAATATGGGCCTCTAATATCGTGAAATTCTACACAGTTAGTCGGTGAACCAATGACACAAGCTAGGACAATCGCCTTATACATCGTCCTGTCGACCAGTCAACCGCTTCACGGTCTCAGTCTCCCAGATACGCAGCAACCACCAACACAACGCAACCAGCGCAGTAATCTCAGGCAACGCTTCAAAGAACGCGCCTATTGTAATACCGCCGAAAGCTAGGTCAGCCGTTGTCTTGGTTTCTTCGGTCATTAGTCTGCCTCTGCTATGGTCAAGGTGCCAGCGTCTACCTGACGCATAATCTCTGCGTAGTGCCGGTTGGCTGGGTCAAGGGGTACTGACGTTTCGATGCCGTCAATAGTGGCTTTGATACTACAGTTTACAGCTTCTGTCTCGTTTATTTGATGTGTTTGATATTGTGCTGATGTAATAGCTATTTCATTCATTTTTATAACTCCGAATCAAAACCAACAGCGTTAGCAAATAAACCTTGAGTTTTGTCTCCTATGGTAGAAGTATCAAGAACTACGCCTAGGCTTCTACTACTAGACGGACTCCCAAAGGTGCCAATAGAAGTGGCAGTTCTACTAGCACTATAATAGTCTTCTATTACATTTGTTCCGCTTACTAATGTTGCGCTTGGTGTAGCCCGCATATCTACAGCAAAAGGAACAATAAACGCAGCTTGTGAGCCACCGCTGTTTGAATACCCCCCAGAACACGATACATTTAACTGGTAATACCGCTGACACCTACGCAACTCATCGCCAAAGCTGCGGTGTTCAAACGGCGTGGCTGTGTCACCTACTTCTAGCTGGACGCCTGTGAAATTAAACGTGTTGTTTGCGGTCGCAGTATTATTAACTTGATTATTACTATAACGTTTATCAGCCGCTATCCAAGAACCGGCTGTTGTGTCATAAGTACCGCCAGAAGCACCTGCTACATTCCAGTGTATTTGCATACCTGCACCCGAAGATGACCACGTTCCAGAAGTAGGGGCAGGTACAGAAATAGATATATACTCCCAAGTGTTAACAGAAGATATAGTGTATTCTGCTACATAAGAGTAGTCACTACCACCTGCAACAAACCCTACGGAATAAATACCTGCAACACTCGCTTTAACCCAAAAAGATAAAGTAAATGACTTAGCATCAGATGTTCCAAAGCCAAAGTTTTCAATATCTTTATCTTCTACAACATATCTAACACTACCTGCTTCATCGCCAGAAGGCGTATCCCCTGTTAAAGTTTTTAACTGGTAATAATATTTAAAACCATTAGGTGGTGAGGTAGTTTCTTGCGTTACATCAAAGGTTAACGAAGCTAGATAACTACCAGACTGTCGTATTGAATAACGGTCACAAGAAAAATAACCACCCCCTGATGAAGCACTAACATCACCTCTTTGATTAACCTGCATAGCACCATTGATGATGAAGTTGCGGCCTGTCAGACCACCAGCATCTGCGCTACCAGCTAAATCTGCAAATTCTCTTGCCCTACTCATTACACATTCTCCAGTGCCGCTAGGCGTGTTTCAATATTAGCCAACCGTTGTTCAGTTGCTGCACCCACAAAGGCAAGCAACTCAGGATAGCGGATGCCCTTGCGGTTCTTTTCAATAGCACCTTCAGCGTCAGCTTCTACCTCATTGCCATCAGCATCAACATACCAAGTGCTGCTAATAAAAAACGCATAGTCACCAGCATCTAGCCCAGCGGAAGTCATAGCTGCCTCAACGTCCTGCGCAATAACACCTGTGTGTGTTCTGGCTGCATCGCCTTTGGCTTCAACTGCGCTGTTCCACTTGAAGGTTTTGAACAGTTGGCTGATGGCTTTAGCGGCTGTGATTTCAGCATCAGTCAGAGTTGCGATTTGCTGCTTTTCGTTAGCGTCAGATGTTTGGATAGTGCCGTTTGTGGCGTAAACGTCACCCCAACGAACCGTTGAATATCCTAAATCTACCGCATTATCTCTACCTGAGCCAGTTGCGGTAGCTGGAGAAATAAAATCAGCACTATCGTTAAACAAAAGACCAGTATCACCACCCGCAATATACAAGTCAGTGTTTTCGTTTGTTCCAACACTACCCACAGTGGTGCCGTCTTTGCGGAATTCAACAATGTCGCCATCACTAGTCTTGCGGTTCAGCGCAAGTGTTCTGCCGCCATCTCGCGTAAAGTCAGCCGCACCAATAGCACCATCGCCGTAAAGGGTGATGCCGTTGGTTCCTATTCCAGATGCCGTTTTGCCTAGCTGTAAGTTTCCGCTGCTGTCCAGTATCAAATCAGATGTGCCAACGTGAATAGGGTGGCTTGGTGACGCTTGGTTTATGCCCACCCGATTATTCGTGCTATCAACGTAGAGGGTGTTAGTGTCCACGGTAAGGTCGCCGTTCATAGCCACATTACCGCTAAACGTACCGCCATTCTTAGCAGACACAGTATCCGCTACAGTAAAGATGTCATACACCACAATTTCTACAATGTCGCTTGCAGACAAAGCCGCCAGACCACCAATGGTATTGGCTGTCGAAGTGTTGTAGTCAGTGCCAGCAACCAACGTAACGCCGTTAAGCATAACGTCTACATAGTTGCCATCACTAAATACCAGCGTGTTGCTATTATCATCAGCACCGGACAGTGATGTTTCACCGCCAGTGGCTGTGTAATAATAACGTGACCTAACGCCAGTTCCTGTAGGGGATTTTCCTATATATGCCATCGTGTTTCCTTATGGAGTTTCTTGTGCCGCCAGATGTGCCGCATAGGCATCCTTCACAGCCTGTGTATGTACCGCTGCACAGATAGCTTGTACCTCTGCGCTTTCACCACTGATGTCAGCGTTAGGTGCTACAACGTGTCGTGAAAACGCACGACTAATCTCAACGCCATCACGCTTGATGACTGTTGCGGTGCGTACCTGAACGTGCTTGTAGTCGCCTACGATTTCAATTTTGTCTTGTACTGTTTCTTCTGTTAGTGCCATTTTTATCTCCTTTGGCTGGACTGTCCAACCCTCATCTCCGATGGGGTTATGTGTCTGTGTAGTAATGAGCTACCCCGAATAAGCGATTAGCGTTAGTTGAACTAGAAAGAGCAGAACACTGTAGGTTGCCGGTGTCTCCCCGCCAAAGACGCATCGTGCTTCCTGTAACAAAACTATAAATTGGTCTATCGCTATTATAAGTGCCGTTTGCGCCAGAAAAGTTGTATGCAACAACTCCAAAGTAAAATGTGGTGGCTGGAGTAAAAGGTAGTCCAGCAACAAGAAGATTTCCGCTTCCACCAGTAGCGGAATCTGTGCCAATTTTAAAGGTTATTGTTACTAGGTTACCTACTTTTGTATACCGACCATCTTGGGTATCGTGAGTTACTGTAGGGTTTGAAGTTGACCCCTCATAAGTCGGAGTCCAAGTCCCCTCCTCATAGTCATCCAGATAATTATCCGAAGCCGTGCCGCCCACATAGACACCGCCGGATAACGTTATGTCATCAGCTTTTGTAATTTTACTTAGTGCCATTAGTTTGCCTCCAACGCTGCAATGCGGGCTTCTAATTCTTGGATAGTCTTAACCAACAACGGTACTAGCTTAGACTGGTCAATGCCCTGATAGACAGGGTTGCCCTCGTCATCCACTTCATTGTGTGTGCCGGTGATAGCTTCTGGAACAACGTCCTGCACCTCGTGTGCTAGGAAACCATCGACAGGCACAGCGTCCTCGCCATCAGCAATCCACTCAAACCTAGCTGGGCGTAACTGCTTGAGGCGTGTGGTTGCATCCCAGTCGTAAGTGACTGCGGTCTTGAGGCGATAGTCGGATGAGGTGTTGTAAGCAGTTGATGAACCGCTAGTGACTATACTTCCAACAATTCCATTCGGATTTCTAAACCAAAAGTGAGTAACGCCAGACGTGGTATTTTGCCACGATTGAAGGTTAGGGTTGGACACATTTCCGTTAATGGTAAACCTTGATGAGTCACGAACACTGCCATTTAGCGCAACATTTCCATTGTTATCAATACGCATCCGTTCGTTAGAACCGGATGTTTCAAATGCTAAAGCATCACTTCCGCCCGTTGTCATTTTAATGAGGTTTGAAGCACCAGTAATTGTTAATTGAGCCGCACCACCACCTGTTCCAGTTGTATATAAATTAACTAGATTTCCATCGGTAGAGTTACTGATGTGCAACGGCATATTAGGCGAACCAGTCCCAATGCCCACGTTGTTATTCGTGCTGTCAACGTAAAGCGTGTTGGTGTCTACGGTGAGGTCGCCAGTTACGGTTGCAGATGCAGCAGACACAGCACCAGAGAATGTACCGCTGGTAGCCTGTAGGGCTTGATTAGATGGGTGTGTTGCCGTTTGCTGGGCAAGACCTTGGAACACTACATAGAAAACATCAGTGGCTACAATGCTGCCTGTCATAGTCAATGCAGTGCCGGACACAGTATACGCAACACTAGGTTCTTGCCGGACGTTGTTGACAAAAACCTCTATTTCCTGTTCGTTACCAACAGCGTGGTCTAACGTAAAGCTAGTCCCAGTACCACCAGTTAAATCCTGATACTGCATGGAACTGAATCGTGCCGCAGGTGTGTTGCCTAAATAAGCCATTGCCTAATCCTTATGTAATATCAAGGTGACTAATAACTACGTCAGCGGATGATGCTGTATCTGACGTAACCTTGATAACATCCCCTGGTTCCATCACAACTTTCTGGTCGCCACCAATAACAACCAAGCTACCGCCAACAGGTATCGGTGCAGCCTTAACCAAGTATACACTATCTTCAGCACCGCTGGTACGCGCAGATGCGTCAAGCTGTACGTCAACAGTAATCTGGCTGGTGACAATATTGGCAACACTCATGCCAATTACAGTCGTTTGGGTTGATGCGCCACAAGTCAAGACACTGGCTGGTGACGTGCCTATGGCTGTATCTGTTTCTGATAAAAATGCGTTTGCCATTGTCCTATCCTAACGCTATTGCGAATGCTAATGCTTGAGGGTCTTGTTCATCTGCCCAACTTAGAACGCCTGAACCATCTGTTTGCAGTCTTTGACCGCTTGTTCCATCTGCATCAGGCAATGTCCATACCACGTTTGCTGCAACAGAAGCTGGTGCTTGAAACGCTACATAATTATTTCCGTTTGCAGAATCCTCTTTAAAGGCAAGGTTTCTCTGGTCTTCAATATAAACGCTACGATAAAACTCATTGCCACTACCGTTGACAGCGAACACGCGAACCGTGCCTGTGCTGTCGTATAGCTGGAAATTCATTGTGCTGCCAGGTGACACGATAGCAGTTCGTGTTGTGCCTGAATTATCATAAAAGAGCACATCGTCACTATTTACATGCAGTTCCTGTGATGCAGATGTATCAATCTTGTTTGTTGTGCCGTCGTGATACAGTTGCATATCTTGGCTTGTACCAAGTTGCAGCCGGTTATCTGTAGCACCTGTACTATCTGGGAACTGAACAAGCTGACCGTTTATATCAAGTGTGCCACCAAGCTGCGGAGTTGTGTCATTAACAACATCACCGCCAGCGCTAGCCTCAAGCACAATAGTACCAGATGCGTCATCGTAGGTCAGAACATAGTCATCCTGACCAGCACCTACTGTCTGGTCTGCATCAAACGTCAATGTGCCAAGCGTTACATTACCTGTGCCATCTGGCGTAAGAACAATGTCAGCATTTGACGTGGACACAATACTCTGCCCATTGATGTCCAAATCACCACCAAGCTGCGGTGTTGCATCTTCAACAATGTTAGCAAGGTTGCCTAGTGATGATACTACGTTAATCCACGCGCTACCGTTGTAAACGCGCATATCACCATCAGTGGTGTTAAAGTACAAAGCACCAGTAATCAGCGGGTCGCCGTCATTGTCTACCAGAACGTCGGCAGCTTTTGCCCCTAAATATCTGTCATCAAAATCATCATAGCTTGCCGCAGCATTTGTCTCGCTAGTAGCGGCATTGGTTTCTGATGTTGACGCAGCCGCTGCGCTGTTAGCTGCATTGGTTGCGTAAGTTGCGGCAGATACCGCATCTACAAGCAATGCCCAATATGATGTGTTTGTTAGGGCTGTGCCAGTAGGCGAGTTCTGTAACGCAATGTATACGTTATCTAGTTGTGCGGCTGTGGTTGACTTCACAATGTCACGTTCAACATAGTCTGCCGTTGTCGTGGTTGTGTCTGTGCCTTTGTATGTGCCAATCTCCTGGAAGATAGCCAAGTCACCATTGGTGTCAAAGCCTAAGATTTTGTTAGCACGGTCGGCTGGCCCTGCCGTAAACTCAGCCGTAGCAATAGTGTTTGTCTGCGATAGCTTGAGTGAACGCCCGACTTCCTCTTGTAGTTCTTGCGTGATAAATGTTAGCTTATCAAGCGCGTCCTCATGTGATTCCGCTGGGAACGGGTCGTTTGGCGTGTAGTCAGTTAGCTGTGTCAGCGGAGTAATCCGCAGCAAAACAACAGTATTGCCTGTGGCTGGGGCAGTTACAAACGTAACAGTGCCACCACCAGCGTTACCAACACCAGATACAGTGTAATTAGTTGAAATAGCCTGGACTGTTTCAGCGCCAGTAGTGTTGTTACGCAAAACAACCGTGATGTCGTCTTCGTCAAATATCTTGAACGTGTACGAAAACGCAACGGTGCTGCTATCACCCGCGTAGCTATTTTTAGTTGTGGTACTGCTAACTGTCATATTTAACTCCTAGCATATATATACAGCATTTTTACCTGTTGCGAAAGGTTGTTAGAATTGAACCGCGTATTCAGATGGCGAGAATATGAACTCTTGGTCGTTTTCTGTTTTTAACCGCTTTTCCATTCTACGCAGATACCCTGGGTTTGATGCTTCCTGTATTCCATAAATAAACAAATATTCCATGGCCGCGCGGGTATAGAATAGATTGATAAATGGTGCATTTTGCAATCCCAAGCGCACCAAATTTGACGCCGCATCATCACCCTGAATTACTTTTGAGTATATTGTGTATAGGTCATCAGCGGTTCCAGCTGTGGGGCCTAAAAGGGTTGTTGTAAATGACTGACCATATCTGTTTGCCTCGCCAAATATGAAGTCTCCAAAAATACCAGCACCGCCGCCCTGCAAAAACGCAGCTATGAATGTGTCTTTATTCTTAGCCATGTCAGCACTAAAAGCATCCCGTGGTTCTTTTCCTCTAAGGATATCTTTAGTAGCCATCGACAAATAACCCATGATTGTGCTGCCAATCATCATCTTAGCAATCCCAGCCTTACCACTCATGTGATACTGACTAGCTATGCCTTTCGTTAGATAGGTAATAGGGAATGCTTTTAGCTGCATGATTGTGCGGATTGCCTCACCGGCTGGTGTGCCCCGCATCAATCCTTGGTTCATAATTGCACGTTCTTTAGCACCTGGGGTCGGAATAGCAATGTCTGCCGTGTCTGTGTAAAGGGTGCCAAGTTTACCACGCAACTCATCAACAAAATTGTCACGCTGGTTCTGTGTTATATCTGTTATCCCTAGGCGTTTACTTAACTCGGCGTCAATTTTTGCTGGGTCGATATTTTCTACAGCCTGTGCAACCATGTACTTACGCCCATCAGCTGCAAACAAATCTGCGCTGCGCAACAAATCCCAGTCATCAGATGATATGCCGTACCTGGACAGCAACGATTTGCTTTCTGTAGGCAACTGGTCAAATGTCTTTCCCGCTTTGCTGGCTAAATCTGCGGCGAGTGTACGCGCAACACCAACTTTTTGAACCTTGTTCCACCATTGCATACCGTTGATTTTAAAGAATATTTGTTGGGCTTTTGCAATCATTCCTGGGCCGCTGTCGTTTGAACCAAACCGCGACAAAAAGTTTTGTTGCATATTTTCAACGCCAACATTTATTAGAAATGCTAACTGCTTCTGGTCTTTTGAATTGAAAGTGCTAAACACATCTCCAATAGACGAGGCATAAGCCTGGAATATGTTTTTATCAGTCATAGCGTGTATTGCTGATGCTTTTGTAGCAATGTCTGAAAACGATGAAATTGTTGCACCACCTAAACGTATCATGTTTTGCAGCATGCGCCACCCACCAGCTATGTCAGCAAAATCCGCGCCGCCAAAGATAGGCGCAGACATATGCCTAGCGCGCATAGAACCGTCAACCTCTTTCATTTGATTTTCAATGCGTCGCCGTGAAAGCGGTTTCTTCATTTCAGGCGTTTGCTTCGCCTCATACTCATCCAAAATGCGGGCAAGCATCGCCCCAGGGTTCGGGCCAAACGCCTCAAGAAGCCCTATTGTCTCTGCGTCATGCTGCATTCCAGACATAAATGCTTCTGCAAATGACATGCGGCTAAATTTTTGTGAGTATGCGTGGGCTTCATCAGGCCCTTTAAAATGTATTGTGCGCGATTGACTCGCAGACTTTGCTTTGTTGGCTGGTCCTTTAAACGCGGTAATCTTGTCTACATCTTTGAAGCCTTGAATATCATCCACTTTCATATGGTTGCCCATAACCAGATTATTATAGCTTCGCTGCAACGCTTCCTTCAGCGCGCCAGCTTCCCCTAGTTTATCCACCTCTTTAGGGTCAAGCTGTTTTATCATGCGGGCTTCGTCTAGCAACTGGCCTTCTGTAACAAACCTGTACCAGCCCTCAAACCCTGCCTTTCGCATCAAACTGGCATCGTGGTCTTGACGAATAATCCAACTTTCCAACTCAGCAATAAACGCACCGTTTCTGTTTTTCCGGCGCAACATACGGCTTTGCGCTTTTACCAATACTTCAGCAATATCAGCCGCCTCTTTGATGCCACTAGCCCCAAACTTGCCACCTGGGTATTCTCTGCCATCAATAGTTACATCGCTTTTAGCACGGTAAACAAATATCTCTCGCTTAATAGCAGCGTCTAGCTTGCCGCTAGCAAATGTTTGAACTAAATCACGTTCCTCTAAAGCGGCTAACACTCCACCAAATTCTTCGTTGAATATAGATTTCTGCTTGTAGTCAACGCTACGGCGGCCATTAAGAACGTTCTTGTGTGTGCCAACTAAAAAAGCCTCTAAAGCCTCGCCTGGTGGCCCATCGTATCCGTCAATAAAATCTTTCAACTGAGTGTACTTTACTAGGTTTAACACCCGATTTCGCTTTTCAATATAAGCGCGTATCAACTCGTTCTTCTTGTTTTCTGTAATGATATTTACAACGGTCTTATGTTCTGGGTCTCCAATAACACGGTTGCCAAACTGTTTCTCCAGTTCGCGCGCGTACTTGTCCATTAAGTCGTCAGCTTCTTTGGCAGTAAGTTTGACGCCTTTGGCCGTCGCCGCAGAAATTATATCTTTTCTACAATTTTCATAACTCATGTTGTGAATGATTTCCCTGTAATACAGGCTACAGCCTGGTGCGCTAATGAGTCGTGGTTTTCAGCTTGCCGAATAATATTGTCGGCTTCAGCTAAATATTCTGCAACCTCATTGGAATCTAGTTCGCCATTTTCCACCCTGGCCTTTATGTCCTCAATCATCGCTGTCAGTTCTATATCATCAGCATCTCTAGCAACCGGATTGTATTCTGGTTCTGCGTCTAACTCTCGCATCATTTTGCTAAACTCGCTGAACTCAATACCACGATAACCAGCAGCTTCCGCGTCAGCTATTGATGAATCAATGTCATCCTGGCTTGGGCCTTCTGGACGACTGTGGGCTTCCATCCCGCGCAACTCAAAATCTTGCTTTTGACCAAGAACTCTGTAGAAGTCTTCCTGGCGCATGCCTTTTGGGTCAATTCCTAAAAGCCGTGCCTCCTCAAACAATTCTTCTGCTTTTTCAAAAGCTGGTAGCCTAGGGTCTCTGGGCGAAAAAAACCTACCGCTGTGCAAAGTTTTGCCGTCGCTGCTATCGTAATCTTCTACAATCGCGTCAATAATCTCCGCTACAGTGGGGCGTTCACCATCTGGAACTCGCCCATCAAAGTAACCTTCTTCCGTCAGCCGCAGACCTATTTCGTCAATAGAAACACCGCCTTTAGCACGGCTACGCTTAATTCCTTTTGCGGCTTCGCCAAGGTCTGCAAGGTTTGGGTCGTTGGGGTCTATCCCCCCACGCGCTAGAACAGCCTGGCGTAGTGTTTGTGGGCGTAATTTTGCACGGTTAGACGGCAATGCTGCCCTAAGAATTTCTGGGTAAGCGACACCTTTTACCTCTGGGATAATATCTTCCTCAAACATGCCGCGCGGCGGTGAACCAAACGCGCCAGGGTTTCTTTGAGGGTCAAGTCTCCGCGCTGAAACACCAGCAGTTCTTGTCTGAACATCTGCCTCGATTATCTTTGATGCGCCGCGCACTTGACCTGTCGTGACAAGTTCGCCAACAGATGTTTGCAACGCATTGTTTATTGTTTGCGGTGATGCACGTTTAGTCATGTCACCAACTTTACCAGTAACAGCATGCAAGCCGCCGCCAAGTGCAGTACCAAACACTATGTTCATAAATGAATCCATAGCGCCGTAAGTGTCATCCTGTTCGTACCTCGCAGCGCCGTAAATGAATGGTTCAAACAAAGCTGCTTCAGCACCGCCGACTAAGCCGCCTTCAGCAAGCCTGGTCGCTGTTGCGCCGTACTTTGCTTTATTAGCCGCACTCACATCGTCAATTTTCTTTGCTGCCCTAGCCAATCTGCCTGTCTGTGTAGCACTATATGCCAAGCGCCCAACAGCGATACTTGGAACTATTGATGCACCTACAGCTAACGGGTCGAACATGCTGCCTAAGAAGCCACCACCAAGCATGATTGCGCTAGTGCCAAAACCTTCCTGTGAACGTGAAAAGATTTGGTCGCGTCTTGTTCTGTAATCAAACCTCTCGGCCAATACAGCTGCGGCCTCATCGGTAATCCCGTCGTCGCCTACCGTTAAACCCTCACGATAGAACTCACTTTGCAACCAATCATCTTTACTTAGCTTTTTGCCAGACCGATTAGCTAAATATAGTTCACCCATTCTAAATAAAGATGTAGTCGGATTGCTGTATAAAGCATCTTCAATGGCAGTAGTGAATACCAGGCTATCATCGGAATATGTGTAATCAAGCAGATTACCACTTAAAACTGGGTCATCAGTTTGTTCTGGGATAAATAAATCTACCATGTTATGGGGTATCCCCAAACTCAGACGGTAAGTCTGGAATGTCGGAGACGCTTGCTGCCCCCGCAATATTAGCGAACATGATTGTTATGCGCTTATTGTCCCTGTCTTTTACTGGAACACCTAACTCATCAACCAAGTAGACACCCTTGCTGTCTCCAGTAGTCAGCCACGCCCCTTTTGTGCGAATACGACTAACAGCTAAGTCTGTTTTTATTTGCTGTTCTGTTTCGTTAGCGCCAGACTGTAGCTGGATTTGTTCTGGGCGCAGTTGCTTTAATACCTGAGATAAACCAGCAGCAAATTTGTCTGCGTCAGCTTGGCCATATTTAGCCGGAACCCTAATTGGCTGGTCGTTTATTTCTGAATACACAAACTGCGATGTGTGGACGCGCGCAGCCATGCGCGCAGCCTTAGCTGGGTCATTCCCTTTAACAAAATAAAGTTTTGCTAACTTTAGAACAGCTGCGTTCATTTCCCCCACAAAAGATTCCCGACCGCCTGTGTTGCCTTCTGCACCAATACCGGCCCTATTTAAAAACGGCCCTTGCTGGCTTGCGCCAGTAATTGATTTATTGAAGACAGACATCTCGTTCATTACATGCTGTGCAATGTTTTTCTCTACGTCTACATCGCCAATCTGTGCTTTTAGGTCTTTGTCGTCATAAGCTATTGCTGCCGCTAAATCATCAGCAACAGGATTCCCCGCAGTCACCATCAAGATGTTGTCAACAACAGACATACCCGCCTTACGAAATGACTGCACTATTATATGGCTAGGCGCACCAGGGAACTCTGACTTTACTTCGTCGTATATAGCCGCTTTCATTAAAGGTGACGCTGCTTCAATTCGTTCCTTTATATTCTCTTGCTGGTCTACTGTGAAAAGAGTTATTTCATCATCGCGCAAGTCGACTGACTTTGCCCACGCAACATAACCAGCGCCTTTTTGTTCTTCTTTGCGGCCTTTAGCATTTAAGTCGTAATACTTTTTAGGGTCTTTCTTGATGGCTTCAGTGCGTTCAATCTGCAAATCACGGGCTGTTTTTAGTGCATCGTTCAAAACAAGCGCGTCGTCTTTGCGTCCGGCGTCTACAGCAGCGTCACGCTGCTTAACCAAATCAGCAGTTCTTTCAGCCCATGTTTTATTTGATGCAAGTTCTAAACCGCCGACAAATTTATTAGCCGTGCTTGCTGCTTTAAGAACCCTTGCTGACTTTTCAGCTGCCACTGGGTTTATTTTTTGCAGCCTGTCCAAGTTTTGTTTTGCTTCCGATGAGACAATACCATTCCTGGCAACTTCTAACGCGGCGAACTCAAGGTTTTTTGCAACTTCCGCACCTTCAATATTCGCGCGTTCTGCCATGCCAGATTTCAGGATAGATACAATCGCAGGGCGGTCGGCGTCATCAAGACCCGCAAATCTGCCAGTTTTGTTTTCAGCTTCCTCTTTTGCTGCCTCTAAATCTGTGAACGTGGCGTCATCGTCATAAAGTATGTTGTTCGCAACATTTTTAAATGATTGGAGGGTTTCACTTTGACTAGCTGCCTCAATAAGCCTTAAAGACTTTCGCTTCGATTCAAGAGTTTTAGAACCTGACTTAAACACGCTTTCACTAATCTGCCCAGACCGAAACTGCTTTGTTAAAAAAACCGCATGGTTGTCGATGTCTGTTTCAGTTACATTCTCTTTGGAAATGACATTAGCAACCTGACGCTTTGCAATAACATCCTCAGTTGCCTGTGATGTTTTGTATCCGTCCGGCAAGTATTGGGAAAAGCCATTTAGTTCCGCTTCTTGACGGTAATTATTCAAGTCAGCTTTGATAAGGTCAACCCTTGGGTCGCCAGGAACCATAGAGTTAAGCAAGTCCAACTTACTATCAAATAGCGCGGTCATTTTCTTACCGCTTTCTTGCAGCCCCCTACCATACGCTTTTTGTTCAGCATCTAGCCCCTGTATAGAAAGGTTCTTAGCAGCAGAAGAACGTAATGCGCGTTTTTGGCTAGGAGTCATGTCTAGCGAATCAATCTCGCTAAATGTCCGTGTCTTCAACAGGTCTACAGCTGTGCGCGCGTCTGACGCGGTTGTGTAAGCGGGGTCATTCTCAATGTTTTTTATTTCTCTTGCAAGGCGTTCACTAATTTCAGCATCTTTGTCAGCCGTGTTTTTATTTTTTTCTGCCATTCCGAATTGAGTAGCAATATTAGTTATGCTTTCCCCTAAACTGGCAAATGCGCGGCCTGGTGCTTCAAACTCTGAACCAGCGCGGGGGCCAAGGCTACCTGTAGCCAGCCTTATGCCGCCAGCTTGACCTTGATTGTATAGTGGAATCTTAGGCATATTTACCTCACGCCATTAGGGTTGCGGCTTTGGAACCGGATTCTAGCAATGATTGGTACGATGCTGTTTTATATGCTGTTGCCTTTGCGCGGCCGCCAGCGCGGGCAAGTGCCGCTTCAGATGCTTTTGCTGTGGCTTCGATATCACCGGCATATTGTATTTTTAAAGCATCCATGTTCACATTAAAATAAGCGTCTGCTATCGCTTGCATTGGACTCCCAGACATTTCTACGCCGGAAGCTGCCGTCGCTACTTTTTGAGTTGAAACCAGCCTTTCGGAATTCTGGCGTAAGTTTGCTTCCTCATCTACCTTGGCACGGCGCAATATAACAGCTTCGTTCTCGGCAACCTGTGCATTGAACTCAGCAGTTTGCTTGGCAGCTTTTGCCGCAGCTTGATTTCCCTTGTAACCCATAACGCCGCCAGCAAGCGCTGCGCCCGCTGCTACTGCTTGCCAAGCCATTATATCACCCTTGCCATGCGATAGTAGTTACTACCGTCTGGCCCAAATTTATACATAATACCTTCATCTTCAAATCCCATCCATCTGGCAAACCTAATCGCCTCTGGGTCGCCCGTGTGAATACTAGCTTGCACACGATGTAAATTCGTTGTCGCCAGTATACTACTAAACAGTGTCTTAGCATACCTAGCTAGTGACAGCTTCCATTTCGGCGCATGCTTGGACAGGATTACCCAGCCCTCGCCAACACCATCCCACATCTCATGTATGCCGCCGACAGCCACTACGTCATCATCGCCCATCACAGCATAGCCAATAACCTGTTTGCCGTTGTCAAACGCAGCCCGCATGCTTTCTGGAAACTCAAAGTCAGTCTCAATGCTATTAACAAGGCTAGAGTTGAATGGCACAATTCTAAGCATCGAAAGTGTTTGACCTCCGCATGATAGCCAGCACAGTCATAGGCAATGGCTGTGACTGCCGCACAATAACCCGTGCATCTGTCTCATACCCTGATGGGAAATAAATCTCTTTGTCGCCTGTGAACAACGGCACAGCTTGGTTCATAGCCATGCTGCTGTCACGGAATGGTAGTCTGTCTAGGTTGTTGAGGTCTGGCCCCAACTCTGCGCCGACTGTCTTAAAGAACCGCGCAGTCACACCATGAATACGCTTAATCTTACCTTGGGCAATGCCGTCGTCAGCGCCAGCCTCTAGCCGCAGCGTCTCAATAGTAGACGTGTATCCATAGCCTATATGCACCTTAGATGATGAACGGTCTAGTGTGACCCGTCCACCTGATACAACTTTGTCAGCGTGAGTAGCCCCATTAGCTAAAATAGCTACTGTCTCGCCCTCTAAATGATTTAGCCCACTAATGGTGGTTGTAGCCGCGCCTTCGTATGTCAAACCGCTGTCTAAGTAGAACGCATCCTCAACGTCATCGCCAAACTCAATAGTCTTCAGATATTCAACATGGCGCACAGTAGCACCGTCTATAGTACGCTTTACAGACACATATACTTGGTCTTCTGCGCCAGATGGGATAGCCGTAACACTCTCAACAATGCCGCTGCCACCAATGTCGTGGTCATGCCAGCCGATAGCTGCATTAGCACGGTCGTATGTTAGCCCAATCAACCGTCCGTCATTATGAACAAACCACACAATAAGTTCTGGTTCCTGTTGCCACACCATGTCAATCAGACCACCACGGGGGATATGGTCAGCCAGGATACTCAAGTCGATGCCCAACAATCCATCAGTGTCCAAGTCAAAGGTAATCTCTTTCACCTTCTCTTGCCCCTTCTGGATAAGGATGGTGCTGTTGCCAGCCCGTAGCGGTCTTACCTCTGAACAACCGAATGTCGTCTCACGCAGCACGTTCACGTTTGTTGGTGTAACTGGTGTAGCACCTGTGCCACCTGATAGCGTAAATTCTGCGCTTGTGGTTAGGATTTGCAGGAAACGTGCTGGAAGCAAATGCCTGATAACATTCACCTTATCTGATGCAATCGTCAGGTTTACTGCGTCGTCATCATTCGTGCCAGGCGTGTGGTTCTCAAAGTCTGCACTAACAGAACCAAATACAGTCTGCGGCTGGCCTGTGGTGCCAGCAAAGTATAGGCGTTGTTCGTAGAAACCTACTGCCTTTGGGTAGCCTTGGTCGCCACCGAATGCACCTAGTGACCATTTCTTTGTAGCATTGCCAGAACCTACAACGTGGTCAGGCAAGTTGCTATTCCCAAATGAATCTTCTTTTACTGTAGCCGTAACCGTTGTTGAGTTTGTGAAAGCGGTTATTTCAACGTAACCTGTAGCATCATGGTCGTAACGCCAATTAATCGCACCATATGTCTCTGTGCCTTCTAGGTGTACTGGCGGTGTGTTCCCAGATGTTTGGGTAGAACCTGTTACCTGAGTATACACATGTCCATTATAACGTACAGATACACCATTAGCATAGCTGGTGCTTGCCGCCCACTCATCATGTTCAATTTCAAGCACCTCACGGAACCTGATGTAACGCCCAACATCCGCTGCGGTAAACAATGCTGCTGATGCTGTAATCGTTACGCTTCCGGTCTGGGCTGACGCATACAGGGTTGTTGCCGTGTCATTCTCGTCAAGGTAAGGGCCGTCAGTGAAATCAATTTCAGTAAGCGTAAAACTGGTAGCTGTTGTGCGTGTTAGCTTGGCTGGTGCGTGGTCTTTGTGCGCTAGGTACAACACATCGGCAGACTGTGCGTGGTTAATTTCAAAGATGTCCGTAACTGAATATGTAGTCGTAACCTCAACAATCTTCGATGCCGTGCCGCCACTTGTGTATGCGTCAAACGCCGTGCTGTCGATACCAGACAATTCAAATGTATTAGCCGTTGTATTCGCTACAGTAAATTCACGGTTGTTCAACTCTGTCATGCCAGCAACACCGGATATTAGCACCCTGTCGCCGTTTGTGAATGTGTGTGAAGTAATTGTAACTACGGCAGGGTTCGCTTGTGTAACCGCTGTGATGCTTTGTGAAGCCTCTGTTAGCAAACCACCATCTTTGTAGAACCGAATGTAGTTAGCGCCAAACTCTAGGATATACGCCTGTTCGTCGCTGAACTCAAAATCAATCAGCCTGACTTTACCACCGTCTTTTGTACGTCCAGCAAAGTATGTGCCTGGTCTCCGTGTAACGCCGCCTGACGGGTACACAACCATATTGTTTAATGTCTGGGCAGCTTCATTGTACTTTTGTAAGTCAATGCGGCCTTCTAGCTTTGGAGATATTTCACCAGTACGAAAGTTGGTGATAATGGAGGATACACGCGCCATGCTTAGAACCTGATGTTGGTGTATGTGTCTGCTTGAGGCTGTTCTGGATAACCTTCCATAGCATCAATAGACTTGGCTTCTCTTAATCTTTGTTCATATAATGCGTTCATAGTTTGCGCGACAGTACCGCTGCCTGTAATTGCATAAGCTGTTTCGGCAGCTAGACGATGTGCGATTGCTGACGAAAGCAGCGAGTCATACTGTTCTGTGTCCTCAATGCGACCAATATATACAATCCTGCATGTGCCTTGGTTTGACAGGATTTTGCGTCCTTCAATCTTATACATGACATTGCTATCGTAAGCCGCTATATCGCTATTTACGTTTGAATCCCAGAATGACAGAACTCGTAAGCAGAACGGTTCTGTTGGTAATGTGTACTGGTAAGTAAACCCGAAAGCTGGCGTTGCAGTGTCTTGCGCCAGTTCTGCCCGTGTCACCGCCGTATTCCAAGGATGTGCGCGTAACACAGCATCCCGCACTAATTCATAGTTACGGTTACACAGTCTGGCTTCTTTGGAGTTTTGCGTAAGAGATGTGATGGTTGCTGCGCCAAGCAAGTCTAAGGCTTCATTACAAATATCAACAACTGATGGCATGGTTTACCAACCTTTCAACTCTAATTAGCACACCGAGACTCAAGTTCTTCTCACCACCCTTGAACGGCCCGCGTTTCCTATATGCTTCTCTGGCTATCGTCTTCAGTTTCTCTGTTGGTAATAATACCACAGTTTCATCATCAAGTACGAATGCCCAATGTGTCGCCATTGTTGTGGCTATGCCACTTGGCTTATTCCTACAAGAAAACTCCACAAACACATTCCCAGTTCGTGAAGCTACAAAATCCCTTTTCACCTCTATGGTGTTGCCACTTAATATGTCGCCTAGCCACCTCTCAGCTATTTGACCAACTTCTAAATCCCAGCGAAAATCGCCGCACGGTTTCATCATATCGCCCTCCAGCATGATGGGTTGTATGGGGGCGGCGAACCGCCCCCACATTATTTAGTCTACAACGTAGAGAACTGTCAGTTCAATCGTTCCTGTAGCGGCTGCGCCAGTCAGGGTAACTGTGACTGGATAGCCTTCATCGTCGGCATCAATTTCGATACCTGAACCAAGTGCCAGTGTAGCAGCAATGTCTGCTTTAGCGGCGCTGGCTGATGAAGCTGCGGCCTTGAACTCATCTGCGTCCAAAGCAACAGTTGTGCCGTCAGCGTTTGCGTAAGCACCATGACCTACAGACAACTGAGTTGATGCACCAAGCGCGTCATGCGCCAGTGAACCTGTCAAAATCCGTGCGCCGTCTGGAAGACGGAACATTTCAATGACATCATCAGCAGCCAGTGCAGATGCTTCGTAAACACCATGTGCAACACGAACCCGACCACCCATTTCGTTGGTCTTGTTCATCACTACAGGGGTTGCGCGTGAATTAGTGCGCTGTGTTGAGTATACAGTAGCCATTTCACATCACTCCCTTAAGCAGCTTCGTCGCAGTCAATCTGGACGACTTTTTCTTCTTCCATGCGGGTAGAACCGATTGACATGCAATAGTACACCTGAGTCGCGTAACCTTTGTCGTTACGTTCATCAATGCGCGCCATTACGTCACGGCCTACTGCCAATGCAAGACCATCCTCTGCCCATGCAAAGCATGAACGGATGTCACCAGATTTAGCTAGACGATTGGTTACAATGAAGTTGAAGCCCATGAACTGATTGACTTCACCCTGAACAAGTGCCTTCACAGTATTGAAGTCGCTTGAGGTGACGTTTGTGTCAGCCAAGAGTGCTTCAATCTGGTCAGGGCCACATGCGAGGTAGCGTGGGATAGATGGGTCAACATCTGACAGGTCAAGAATCTTCTTAGCCTGACGCAACTTTGCAAGTGACATGTCAGCACCGCCGTTAGCAATTTGCTGTGCGGCTGGCAGGGCTGTTGAGGTTGAACCAGTTTCACCAGTAAATGCTGTGCCAAGTGCAGCGGCGATGATTTCATCGTCCATTGCACGGCCCATAGCTGCGGCGGCAGCTTGTGCATATGCTGATGTTGGGTCGATAAGCATGCGTACTTTGTCCTGGTCATCAATCAGGTCTGCATACTCATAGTCTACGAGTGACACCCGACGACGTGCGTGTGGGGTATCAATCTGTGGTGTGTCGGCATGGCGAGTTGTGCGCTTCTGCGCTGTTGCCTTACCAACCTGGTCAAAGAAGGCATTTTTACCAGTCATATTCTCTACGCGCACCGCATCACGCAGACGGGAACCCATCTGCTGCGATAGCATCTGCACGTTTGCAGAATACTGCTGGACAAATGCCGTGGTTACTTGGGTTGACATATCTTGTCACTCCTTCTTTTTCACGGGTTACATTTGAACGCTTTTCGGTGCGCTACCCTTACGGACACTCCTGGTCTTTTCAGCCGACTTAAGGCCACCATCTTTCTGGTCGTCAGCAGGACGAGTCGCCTCGCTACCCTGCATCACCCACTCGAAGTAAGTATCTGCGAGTAAGTGTGGCTTGAGTACATCACGACCGCTACCGAACTCGACAGCTAATCGTAGGCATTCAAGCCGAATATCTGTGATGGTCAGTTCCTCATCCATGTAACTGTTCCATCAAATGTTGCATACGTTCCACAGCTTTCTGTCTCGCAATCGGGTTCTTTCTATCCCAATAAGCATGAGACTTGTCATTCATAATGGCATCAATCTCAGCTTGCGCTGTAGCTGGTGTCATTACGCTTGACTGTGACATTTCTGCAACAGTGTCTTCACTGGTCACAGATTGCCTGAAATCTGCGATTTTTGCAAATGCTTTAATAAACTCAGCGTTGTCGCCCAGCTTTGAACCATCTGCTAAAGTGATGTTAAACATCTCAGGGTCTGCAAACTCTTGTGCTACTCGCGCAGCCGCTTCAACTTTTTGGTCAAAAGCCCTACCCCATTCTTGCCGTAATGACTGCACAGTTTGTTCCTTGGCAACCTCGGCTAATTCAAGAGACTGCGCACCTTCCTGTTCAACTGTGCTTCTGTAGTAATCAAGAACACCCTTGGCTTGGTCAGGTGTTAAGCGCAGTTTGTGCGCAACATCTGCGTAATTTGCTGCTAATTCTTCAGTAATTACGTTTCCATCAACGTCAAAACCGTAATCCTTTGGTGTCTCTGGACGGCCTAGACGGTCGTAAATGCGGTCTAAGTCTTCATCTGTCGGGTTGACTGGAACCGCTATCTTGTCAGCACCAATCAATCTTTGCGCGTTCACATAGGAACGGGCTAGGTTTTCAACATCCTTTATAGGCGAAATGCTAGGATGCTGGCGTAGTTCTTCTGGTATCATGTTTAGAAACTCGTTACCAGACCCGCCTGACGCTACTTCCGATGGGGTTTCCATCATAGGCGCAGCTTCCGGCTGGGCTACCTGTTCGGCGTTTTCCAATGACATGTTTACTCCTCTTTCATCATATTGTGGATATGAAGGATAACAGCACGTTTCCCTTCCTCGAATGCTGTGGCATTGGCATCGCCAGCCACATAACTAGAAGCACGATAATTACACCGTGCCTCTAAATCAGCTAATACTTTAACTGAACTCTCGCTGTTAAATGTTTGTCTGTAAAGGTCTTTTAGCTTTTCAATCTCAGGTGTCACTTACTAACCATCCTGGACGCTTGCGCTATCTGGGCTACATTCTGGACATCTTGCTGTTCTTGCATCATCTCCATCTGCGCCTGTTGTTGCGCTGCACGTTCCTCTCTAACCTGTTGAACCTCACGTTCTGACCTCAATGCTGATTTCGGAACGCCTAGTGCATCGGTAACATGCTTTACCAATCCGTCAGCATCAATATGGTCGCCAACTGGAATTGCTTGTGATAGTGGCATCAATATCTCAAGCGCCTTCATCGTGCTGTTTAGGCTGCTTGATTTTTGCGCGCGGGCAAGCGGTGATACATATTCAATATCCACATCACGCCCCTGTAGGATTTCCGGTGGTTGTGCAAGCATGTCTGAACGCAGCATCAAAGCAAATACACGGTCAATCAAAGGCCGCAGCATTTCATTCATCAATCTGCCCAGCACGGGGCCAATCACCCGCATGCGTTCTTCTTGCCTTTGGACAACCTCTGTCGCTGTCATGTTTGGAGACTGCCCACTAAGAAGCTGGTCAACATAGAAGGCTGAACGGATTGCTGTGCGGCGCTGTTCTTCCATGCTTAGACCGATAGGAATGTTTGCGCCTGTGTTTAGCGGCGTAATCATATCGCGTGTACCGCTTCTAAAGAAATTCAATCCCCCAGGCTGCGTACGGATGGGCAAGAGGAAACCATCGTCAGGAACAAGTAAGGGAGGGTCTATTTGTTTCTGCGCAGCTTGGATGATTGTTTTTGACATAAGATTAAGCATCTTAACGTCAGGCAACGCAACCATCGCTGGGGAACGCCCCATTGTCTCACCAGTCGCCTTCAAAAATCGTGGGACAATGTACGGGAACTCTTGGAAACCACTTTCAGAAAGCAGCCCTTTGGTTTGCATGTCAATATAGAACGATGCGAATGGCATGTTCTTATTGTCTCGCTTGTTAGGGTCACGGTTAATACGCGGCACTACAGCGTGTAGGATTTCAATTTCTTCATCCGGCTTATTCTTGAATATCTTTTGAATGTAGTCTGTCACGTTGTCTATGCCAAACCGTTGCACAGCCTGACGCGCTGGAATTTTGTAAAGACGGAATACTGTATCTACAATCCCGAATTGGTTTTCTTGCACATAGAACTCAGAGATGTGGCGTGTGCTAAACCGCAGATTACCATCGTCAATCTCAGCAAACATACAGCCTGTGCCAAACACAACCAAGTCCACATACATTTCATGGACTTCAGTTTCAAAGTTTGACTGACCAAAAGCCCGCATCATGCGCTGGCTAGTATCTTGCAGCCACTCACGCACGTCATCGTCACGCCCAATATTCTCGTCTTTCATGTCCAGCATAAACCAAGGCGTGGCACCGCTGGTCAGCATCCCGTGCAAACTAGCGGCAAGCAAGTCAACGGCCTGGAGTGCAGTACCGTCAAAGATAAGTTCCATGCGTTTTTCGCCACGGCTACGCTTACGAACAATATCCGCTTTGCGGGGCAGCATGTAATCAGCTAGTTCCTGATAATGCGTATCCCAATTATCTCTACGGCCTTTAAGGTATTCGTACCGCTTTACTAAGCCCTTAACGAAATCTTGCATGTATTACCCCAATAATGTAGGTGCGCCGCTGCCACCAGTGGTTCCGGTTTGCTGACCCAAAGCACCAGCAACAATGGTGGACCCAGCGCCTTTACGCTTTCTAGCCTTCATTGTCGCTTCTTCAGCCAAGGCCACTGCGCGTTGCGTATCTTCTTCACCCGCCTGTGCTGGTGGAGGTGGTGGTGGTGGTGCGGGTGGAACATATACTTTTGGCTTCAGAAAAGACATTATTAGCCTCCTGTTGGTGATTTTGCGCTAGGCGTTGCGTAGGCTACACCGTAGCCCTCCATCAAAGTACCAGCAGCACCAGCCCGTTTGCCTTTAGTGCGGCGAGTGCCGCGACCAAGCATTGTGTCATCAGGCACAACTTCAGGCGTTACTTCTGGCGTAACTTCCGGTGTCGTCGCTGGCTGTTCCGGCATGCCATACAGCATTGCGCGGCGTTCTTCTTTATCAGTATTCATAACCACATCAAAAGTCTCAGCCGTTACTTTCTTAAATGGCTTCTCAACTACTTCCTCAAAGGCTTCACCGACCAGCTTTTTGCCGCCCCTAACCGCCTTATCAATTTGTTTTTTGCCAGGGAACCAGCTTGGTGCACCACCACCCATAGTAATCTCCTTTAAACTATCATTCCTGTTGATTCAATAATTGTGTTGCCACGGGCGCGTTTGCGCCTTTCCTTCGATGCCGCGTTTGCTAGCGTGATTGTTGGTTCTGATGTGATAACTTTAGGACTTTCTAATTTAGGTGTCTCTTGTCCCTCTAAATCGCCTTTCATAGCTAAAGCCATTCTTCTTGCTGCATCAGGGATTTTTTTTAATGCACCAACATCTATAGCTGCCCTTGCGCCTTTTCTCATACCGCCCATGTCTAACTCCAATCGTGAAACCCCAGCTTCTGAGTTTCAGTCCGAAGCCAGTACGCATTTGTATAACCTTTACTAGATAACACACTTTTTAATTTTCTGAAACCTATTGCTATGTTTCGCTTCCCACCGTGGGCAATAAAGTCAATAATCCAGGGTACTGTGCCACCGCCAGCGTAACCTTCTTTCGGAAAACTCAGTTCCTCCGTATAATGAACAATATGCCTGTAATTGGGAAATGCCCAGGTAGCAAAGCACATAGGCGCACCCTGGGCATCTCGCATCACAAGATATTGGTCTAGCATCATAGGCGGCCTGATAAGCGTCTCTATCTCCTCAACGCCCCACCACCCGTGGTAATCACTCCAATCAAGCAGATACTTGATGGCCTCTACATCAACTGATTTACTCATAGCGTAAACGGGTTGTAGTCCATCTGGGCTACTTGCTGTGGAGGTTTAGTGAAGTTGCTTCTGTTCTCCAGACCAACCGCCAAATATCTAAAGGCATCAGCCGCGTGGCTGGTAAAGTCGTGCAACGGATGGTCGCGGAATACTTTACGCCTCTCGTCAAACTCTTGCCTGTACTGCCGTAAATACTCCAAACCTTCATGGCACTTATCTTTATCAAAATAACATTTAGGTATCAGCATCCGTGCAGCGTTAATACCGTCAGCTACCTTCATCTTTGGAACTACACGAAACTTAATACCCAGCGTATAAGCAGTCTCTAGCCTAGACCTACCGCTGCCTAACTCCCGCACTTCAATGTCATGCGGGGCCAGATGGTCTCCATAGGTGTAATCCTTCTTGCTAAGAATGTCAGCGTAATGGTCTAACCCGACCCCGCTACTCTCATAATAATCAATCACATTAACCGCACCGCCACGGAATATCTGCGCAAACCAAATAGCTGTGGAATCATTTATACCCAAATCCCAAGCGGTATGCACAGGGTACATAGGGTCATAAGGTATCCGTGTCACCCTGCCATCATCGTCAGCCGCAGCTAACAGCTTCGCATAATAAGCACCAATAATAGCCGCCGTGAACGAACATTCATATTCTTGTTCATATTGTTCCGGTGTCATCTGCGCACGGGCAGCGGCAAGTTCCTCCTCCTTAACCAGCCCACTCTCACTAGCCTTGACTGTCTTGTGATACCACTGGTCAGACCCGTTCTCCACCTCGCTAATAGCCGTCTGCATCAAATCATAAAAATGATTATGCCCTGCCGGTGTACCTAAAAAGATAGCCGCACCCTCTCTATCAGACAGTGCCGGTCTAACAACCTCCCCCCATACCCTTGGGTTCTGCATGCCAAACTCATCGAAAGCACACATGTCCAAATAAATACCACGCAAGGAGTCAGGGTTCTCAGCCGACAGCAACATCAATCTGCCACCATTGGGAAAGTCCACCCGTAATTCTGTCTCATTGAAAGAAACACCTGGTATCACTCCGGCGTAATACTTCACATAATCCCAAGCAATACGTTTGGCTTGCGTAAAAGTAGGTGCCACAAAAGCAACTCTAGGCCGTGGTAACTCACAAGTAAGGGCTTTCTTAATCAATTCATTTACCGCCCAGACCGTTTTGCCAAAGCGTCTGTGCATCACAAGCACATTCCAACGCTTCAAACTATTGTGCATTTCTGCTTGTAATGGTCTAGGCTTGTAAGGAATCTTAATTGCTGCCACTGTCAGTCTCCCAAAGGATGCGCACGGTTCCGTCACTAACCTCTACACCAGCACGGTTCTTACTGTCACCAAACTTCTCAGGCAACACCTTACCCACCTTCCAGCGCACATGATGGGCATAATCTCGCAACACATGAGGGTTATAATCCTTTCTGCCGTGAAGGGCATCGCCATACAACGTATCCAGTTCCTCTAGCGCCTTCTCAGCACTCTGCTGCTGTGCTTCCTTCACCGCCGCAGCAAATGCCTCATCCCGCTTGCAACGCTGGTAGAAGGCCGTCCTAGACACGCCTGTGGCCTCGCACACGTCAACAATGCTGTGCCCGTCTGCCAAGCTGGATATGATTATGTCGGTTCTCTGCTTTGTTAGTTTGGTCATTGTTACCTCTGGGTGTGTGTTGAATATGTCTATTTAACATATATAAAGCTGGCCGGTCGCTGTCGGGTGTACCGCCTCGAAAACATGCCCCCCTATGCCTTTGATTGTGGCACAAATGTCACACTGTTGCCTGACTGCAACAAGGTAAGCACTGCTGTCCTATATATGTCAGCATTGTTGACGTTGTTTTATTCATCTGTTAGCCTTGCCGCCATGCAATGCAGCGCGATATCTTTCGTCCGTTGTGCGTGTTTTGAAATACAAATCCAAACCCCATTAAAACAAAACCCAAACAAATTCAACGCTTGCCTACTTATATTATATAAACAAACTTTTTTCCAATGTGTAAACTTTTTTTGTTTTTATGTGTTGACATGGCGCAGTTACTGCGCTATCTAACAATCAAGACAACAAACCTTGGAGGGTTAAACAATGACTATCACAGTGTCTTACTCAGTCGATTACATGGATACCAATCCGACTAAAATGACGTTTGACAATATCAACGACGCGCATGACTGGATTCATGAAGAAGTGGCGCGTCGCGTTCAACATGTAGTTGACCATTCGCCTTATACACTGTCGGAGACTGACATTCAGGATATAGAGGCCAATGAATACACACTGGTTTCTATTACTGACGGAGTCGTGACAGAATTCATGTGCATATAAAACAAGCCTTGGAGGGTTAAACAATGTCATATCAAACAAAATACAACACCGAACCGCTTTTCTTTGTCAGCTATATCGGCACAAGCAATGGCGCATATATTCGCGCCGCTAGTCACCAGCAAGCAAAAGCAAACTTTGCGCGCGGCGAGGGGTTACACAGCACAACTTATCTGCAATCAAAACGCATAAGCAGTTATTAGCAACGGCTGGCAGGGGCAACCCTGCCGCCTCATGGCTTGCCCTAGTGGCATACCATGCGGCGCAAGCCGATAACGCAATAGCATTTATGGAGGGTTATAAAATGCAAACACCAACAGTAACAAACATGATTTCACCAGCGGGCAATAGCGTTGCCAACCAATTCATCATTTACACTGATGAGGGCTGTTATTTTCAAAGCTATAGAACAGTCATAGCCTATCGCGGCAATGACGGCACAATAAAACTTGACCGCGATAGCTGGGATTATTCTGTAACGACCGGCAAATATCGGAACATGTTTCTGGATATGAACAAATCCGAGACATTAAAAGCAATCAAAGCCGGAGAAATCCAGCTGGTAAATCTAAACTAGGGGGCAGTCATGCGTAAAACACACAACATAAACGCCGATAGGTATCTAACTATCAACGCTTGGCTGGCTGCACGTTATGCCAGAACGGACAAGAACGGACGCCGCTGGCTTGACCAATATATCGGCGGCAAGCCAAGCAAATACAAAAGGCTGGAAAAGGCATTTTTCGACCGCTATGTAATGCACCCGCAAAACTGGAGGGTTTTATAATGTTACGCGAAACAATCAAAGAAATAATCTTTGCAGAAAAACAGGCCGAGTTTTACGAAACCGAAAGCAGTAAACGCTATAAAATGTGGATGGCTGAAGCATACATTTTGCGCCGTTCAATAGGCGAGTTTAGGCCATGGCATCAGCTAATTGCAATTTTTGACCTGCGCGGGGAGGTTTAGACCAATGACTCAAAAAGCATTTGATGCCTTGTGCGTAATCGGAACGATTGCTTTGCTTTCAGGCTTTATAGATTGGCTTTGGCTGTTTGGCATAGAGAATAGTAAAAGCTATACATGGTACGCCCTAGCGGCTTACCTAGCCCGCTAATGGGCAAAACCCTAACAGACTACCCGTTGACGGGCAAAAGCCTGTCAGCGGCCTTTAAATCGCCATTAAAAGCATAGGAGGGCTAAACCATGGCACAATATCAAGTAATCGTAATCGGCACAGTAGAAAGAACTGTGATTGTAGAGGCAGATTGCACCGAGTCTGCACAAAGCACAGCCGAAGGCGAATGGGCAGCATTGACCGGCGGCATTATAACAACAGCCGAGACAGTATCGGCTATCGAATTGGAGGGTTAGAAAATGGATAGCAAATTTTTATTTTCCTGTAGCTTTATATCTAAACACTTGGGCGAAGCCATGTCTGTCGGAGACTCGTCAAAGATGCCGTTTTTGGACATGATGTGTTGGGGTTCAAATGTGCTGGACTTAGAGAAAGGCGGGACAACATACGACACCGTTGTCTGGCTATTTGCAGAGAAAGAACATCCAGACGACAAGCATCCCAAAACTAGCGTCTATTTCTCAGACCTAGCAGCGGATATGCAGCCAATATATGCCATTGTCGGTTACTGCAAATATCACGAAATAGACTGCAAATTTATCTCAGAGAAAGGGGAATAGAAATGTATCTAGTATTTTCAACCATAGCTTACCGCAGCAATGCGGTAGGCCAAGCCACCGAGGTTCAGAAATGGGAATGCTTCGACTCAGCAGAGAAAGCACAAACCCAAATGCGTAACCTTATCCATCAATACGACTTAGACTTGCTAGATTGCGGCGTTGCCACAATCACCGATAGCATGCGGGAAGAATTGCTACGAAAGCAGCCAATGGGGCTAGAGGATTGATGATGACACCAGCGGAGTTTAAACAAAGGCGCGAATTTCTCGGTTACACGCAGCAAACATTTGCTGAAAGGCTGGGATTATCTCGTCGTAGTATTCAGGCTTATGAAATGGGAGAAACCCCGATAAGTCGAGTCATAGAGATGGCTTTGGAAGCTATCGAATTGGAGGAGAAATAAAATGTATGAAGTAAGGATAACAAAGCATCATTCAGGCAAGACCTACAACGTAGACCTGATTGCTTGGGAGAGAAACGGCAGCGGTATGGCAGTCGGAAAGGCTTTCAATGTATCGCGCAAGAAAGCAGAGAAAGAGGCAAATCGCGTAGCGGATTTGTATAATGCAACCATAGAAGAAAAATAGGGGAGAAACGGGTGCTATGCTTAGCAAGTTATATAAAACTTGCTAGGCTTAGCAAGTTTAGCGTCCAGATTTTTTATATCAACAATCAGGTTTTATTTAGCAAGTTTAGCATAGCAAGTTTTATAAAACTCCGCTAATGCGGATTATACAAAGCAGAAAAAAGCTGTCAACCACAAAATGATAAAGCATTGAAATGGAGGGTTTCCGATGCAGATAATCACAAGACAAGAGGCAAAAGAGAAAGGTCTGTCGCGCTACTTTACAGGCAAGCCTTGCAAGCATGGGCATATGTCTGAAAGGACAGTGTGCAATAGCGGCTGCGTAGAGTGTAAAAACGTATGGAAAAAAGAAAACCCTGATTGGGTGATTAATTGGCGGCAGAAGAACCGCCCAAAAATAAAAAGTTACAACCAGAAAAAATGTCGCAAACAGTACGACAGAGATTATCACAGAGAATACTACAGAAAACGAAGAAATAAACTTACGCCCGATGAACTTGAAGCACTGAAAGCAAGGCAAAGAGAAGCCAACAAACGCTATTATGAAAACAATAAAGAGAAAGAACTGCGGCGGGCAAATGAGTACAGGCAAAGAGATGAAGTTGTTAAAAAAAGAAAAGCGTACATGGATATTTGGAGAGAAGAAAATAAAGAACACAGGAAAAAGTATGCAAGAGAAAACAGGGCTAGGTATGTAGCGCATTGTAATAAACGCAGGACTAGACGGTTAAAAGCACGGCCTAGTTGGGTAGATAGAGATGCAATGGACTCTTTATACGAAGAAAGCCGCGCTATAACTGCCCAGACTGGCGTTCAACACCATGTTGACCACTACTACCCATTAACACATAAACGCATTTGTGGGCTGGATGTGCCGTGGAATCTGCAAATTATTACAGCAGAGGAAAACGTTGCCAAAGGCAACAAGATGCCGGAGGAGTTCTATGGCCTTAATCACACAATGATTCAGATGCCAGCATACACCAAGTCTCAAACGGGATAATCGCCGTGTCGTCCTTGCCAGCATACTCAGCATTGATGCTGGAGAGAAACACCACGCAGCAAATAGGTTGCCTGTCATACTTGTAAATGAGAACGGGCTGGGTGGCAGTTGATAACGAGGCATTGACTACCTGTTGCCACCATTCCTTCTTGTAATAGATAGACCCATGGCTGTTATAC